TAATGCGGGAAACTTGCTTTTGAAAAGCGTATTAAAATAATACAACACACAGCATAAAACAAAAAAATAGGCAGGAAATTAACCCTGCCTTGTGTCTATATAAACAGAAAATCCGAAACTGTTACTGATGATAACAAGTTTCGGATTATTCTTTGGTGGTGGAGTATGTGGGAGTTTTGTTTATTTACAATGAAAACAAATAGAAATGTTACCAATTAGTTACCAACGATATAATATCGACTGTTTATTTTTTAATATCTTTTGAAATTCATAATATAAACAAAAACGCCCTCGGCTGAGTAACCGAGGGCGTTTTTTATGAGATACGTAGTTTTTGGCATCGGACTACGTAACATTATAATATCAATTATATTATACTTTGTCAATGTTTTATTACTTTATACGAATTAATCTTAGCATAAGCTACTCTGCCGGTCTTAACGACCTTAACCTTATCAACACTTGTGCTGATATGCTTTTGAACGATTATTTCAGTTTTCGGCAGATACTCAAATTTAATTCCTGTAAGTTTTTTATTTTTGTAAAGGTAAGTTTTGCCTTTTAATCTGTAATGCTTGCCGACGGTTGTTTTGTATGTTACCTTTTTCGGTTTATCAGCAACTACCTTAGTTGATGAAAGATAAGCTGTGCTTACCCAACCTTTTGTCGGAGCAGTGATATAAGACCAAGAACCGCTGACTTTGGTAACAGTAACCTTTGTGCCTTTTTTGAGCCGAGTTAAAACTTTTGATGATTTATCGGCTTTTGCTCGGACATTGAGCGACTGTGACTGAGTAGCAACATACTTGGTAACATTCTTCTTTGTTTTTGATTTTTTCTTTTTATAGTCATTCGAGAACACCCAATAATTAACTGTGTTGCCGTACTTTTTAAAATTTTTCTCACTCACAAAAACGGTATTGCCGCTAAGCTTAGCGCCTGCTGCGCTTCTGCTCGGTGTGCTAAATTTTCCAACATAAGAATAAGGGTCGTAAACGGAGATAGTACCACTATTATAGCCAACAAGCACGATATAGTGACCTGAGGTTGTGAAAAGACCATAATTACAAGAGGCAACGATAAAATAATCAGATACACCGTCCTTGTTCTTATCCTTTTTCAAATAGTTTAAGGCTTTATCAATATTAGAAGTTGTAGCATATTTCTTAAAATTAAAATAGTCAGCCACAAAAGACCAAGCCGACCACGCAGTTCCGTTTGACTTAGTTCGATAACCGTTATCTACAAAAAGTTTTGCCATTGTAGTTGGAAGAATAGCACCTTTTGACGAACTTACAACCATTGCCGCCGAAGTCGGACCGCAACCACTTGATTTAATCGTCTGCGTTTTATTTTTTGAGCTGGTATAAGGCGCTTTTGCCCACCTGCTGTCAGCCTGATTATAATATGTAAGACCTGTGCAAGCACCAAGAAGTGCTTTACCTTTGCCGGTGTTTGTGCCGTCATAAGAAATATCCTCTTGTTCAACAACGGCATCCTGCTCAATCAAGCTTTCATCAACAACAGTGCTTTCGTCTTTAGGCTTTGCGATAATAGGCTCATCAGTGTCGATATCTTTGCCGTTTTCAACTTCGTCCTTAGTTTTCTCTGCCTCTGACTTAACATCAGCAGAAATAGTAACTTCGGGTTCGGTTGTTTGCTCAACGGTAGTCGTTTCTGTCGGTTTTGTTGTGCTTTCGATATTTGAATTATTGCAACCACAAAAGATTGTAATAACCAAGAGTAGTGACATAATCACGGACATTATTGCTTTATTTCTTTTCATTGTTCTTCACCTCTTCCTCAATTTCCAAAAATGATTTAATTGCATTCTTAACTGATTCAAATACTCGTTTAAAAAGCTTATCGTAGCCATACATTGCACCGTAAGCTATGAAGAATGAACCTACGATTGCACCGACAATTATATACCAAACGAGTTTGAAAGGCACAATTTGGCTTGCCGCAATGACTGTAACAAGGGTTAAAAATAAGGACACACCGAATACAATTAAGTTGTAAACGATATTGTCCTTATCCTTGAATACGGATTTGATAATTTCAGTGATAATTTGTACTGCTAAAATAAGTAATGCAATAACGATTAAAGATATACATAATGTTTTCATTGTTTTACCTCCTCTGCCGTTTCAGGCAGTTGCATAGTTTCATTATAGATTTTTGTTATCGTGCCGTTACCACCAAGCGAATGATAAGCAGCATAAGCCTTTGTTAAGGCATCTTTAGCATAAATGGGGCAATATTGCCTTTGAGTGTATTTGTCGTGCTGTCTTATAATTTCAGCACGAAGTAAAGAAAGCATACCCTCTTTAATTGCCGTATCTTTCTTGTGTACGCCTTTAACATACACGATTACACCACTTACGCAAGCTGCTGTAAGCGAAGAAATAACGGTAGTGATTATTGTTGTTGTCATATCATCACCTCTTTGTCTTATGCAAGTTTCCAATTCTTGGAAGCTATAGCACTTTTCTGTTCGTCCGTCAATTTTGACTTCACATCTGTGTGTAGTGTTAATGTTCGTTGGTTTGTAACTGTTGCCAAGCCATCTATAATATTTTGGATTGATGCATCTGTCAATAGTGGTGAATTACCAAAAGAAATACTAAATTTAATGCTTTCAGGAACAATTTCAACATCTTCTAATGCTGAACATCCTGCAAATGTTTCACTAAAACATTCAGTATATGCGCCATCAGCTGCGTTGGTAAAATCAAGTGTCTTAATTGATTTTAAACTTGTACAATTTTTAAAAGCACGAATACACCATCTAACTATTGAAATATCTAAATCAATGCTTTCTAAAGCTGTGCAACCATTTACAAAATCTGTAAGATTATAAAAATGACTTGTGTCAACCATTGTTTTGTTAAGAATTGTAAGTGAAATACAATTTTGAAACATACTCGGCGCATTGATTTGCACAGCGGAATTCATATTAATCAATTTAACCTGAGCACTTGTTAATTTTGAACAGCCATTAAATAAATTAAATAGTTCTGTAACTGCACTACAATCCAACGTCAGAAACTTTTCCAAGTTTGAGCATCCATAAAACATCCCTTCCATAGTTGTTACTTTAGGCATATTTAGATTAGATACGGCTGTTAATTTTGAACAGTTTTGAAAAAGTCCTTTGGCTGTTGTAGCTTTAGGAAAACTTAAATTAGGCACTTTAGTAATTTGTGTTTCACCAAAAGTCCACGCTGCATTTGTAACATTGGGAAAGTTTAAATCCTCAGTACCTAAATCTGATAAAGAGCACGACCAGAACATTTCACCCATATCAGTGATAGTTTCATGATTGAACTTCGGTAATTGAGTGATTTTTGTACCATATCCAAACATTCCAAAGCCGTTTGTTATACTGTCAAAACTAAATTTTTGAATCACATCATCCGTCACTCTTGTATTCCTAAATGCATTAGTAAAATCTAAACCTTTTGAAAAGTCACCTGTATTTATTACATTGATTAATTTAGAACAATTATAAAAAATACTACTGAAATTTGTACCATTACTTGTGTTTATATTTGCTTCTGTTAAATTAGTACATTCTGAAAAAGCTCCACTCCAATCAATTATTTCAAGGCATCTACTATTCATAAAACGTGGAAAATAGTATAATCTATTGTTACCGGCAAATGCTTTGGGTTTGTTTTTTCCAAAACCAATAGTATCTAAAGCCCAAAATAGTTTATAACTTTCGTAATAGTCATTTGAAAATGGATAAGTGAAACTTCCACTACTTGTAACTCTATTTTCTTCACTTACAAATGCGACAGAATTTTCAATAATATACGGATAATATGTCTGCGTTTTTCCGCTTACATCTGTAATTTTCACATATGATATATCCTTATATAAACAACCGCCTGTATGAGGTGAACGAAAGATATTCAAATTACCTAACGCACTCAAATTACTCCACGTTATTTCATTTTCAGATTGAGTTTCATCTATAAATAATCTATTATTTTCGATTTTAGCAACGTGCCAATCAGTGTCAAATGGTATCCTTATTTGAGCTGTAGATGATACAGAAAACTGCAACATTGAATTATAGTAACCTAATAAAAAGGTATTTGTATTATTTTTCCAATTTCCACAAACCCAAGACTCACCGCTCGGTCTGTCGGTAAATCTGTATTTAATTTCAATACCTCGGATATCGATTATACTTTGCGGCAGTTCAAAATATGAATTATTAGAATTTGCCGTAAGGTAAGGAAGTTTTATTGTTGCGACGTCGTTCCCATTGTCACCAATTTGAATATCTTTTACCTTTTGCACCAATTCATCTAAAGTCAGATTATTTGTTGCTCCTGATTTAGATTTAATAGTATCAGCAAGAGTATCAAGCTTTGATTTACTTATAATAATCACTTTATCACTCATTAGCAGTCACCTCATTTGCCTCGGCTGTTGTCGAAGTGCCGTATTTTAAGTTGTCGCCGTTTTCAATATCAAGCGATAAAACACCATTCTCGAATTTCAATCCGTTGCCGAGTGTAACGGCTTTAAAATCGGGACGTCCGCTTGCTTTTTTTGCAGAATATATAAGAACGTCTGATGTACTACTGCTTGGGAGATTAGATATATAATAACCAATATCGTCAGCAGTACCCTGAGCGCCATATATCACTTGCCATAAGGTCGAATCGTACTCAGTAGCACCTATGGCGAATCCTAACTGCCCCGACCATATGTCAATAGAACTATATTTGTAATCGTAGTCATCAGGGATATTCTTACCAATATCACCGATATATACGATATCGCATAAGCATTCCGTTTCTGTTTTGCTGAATTTGAGGTATATTGTGTCGCCTTTATTCACCTTAATTTCAAGAGGAGTAAATCCTGTGCCTGCATGAGGATGACCTAAGCGGAAAATTCCGTTTGTGAAAAAGCTGTATTTGCCGTTAGAACTAATGGTACTTGACAAATCGCCGCTGTCGAGCACCATTGTTTTTTTGGTGATACTTTCAGCAAAATTAGAAATTGTTTTAGTGATTTTCTTTCTTGAATCTAACGGTCTACCGTATGTAAAATTATAATCCGATAAATTACTTAATAAGTCGTTGACTTCAAGCGTTGTGATATGGTTGCAATCAGCATTAAACCAATCTCCGTTGCTAAGGTCGTTAACATAAAAAGTGTTCTCGGAATCGAATACTTGTGCCTCTCCGCCCCGACCGGTAAGAATGAGTATGCCTGCGTACAAATTTTCAAGCAAGCTTCCGTCCTCTTTTTTGCAACTAATGCCATTGTTGTTGACAAAATATAAACTGCTTTCCTTAAGGTCACTGACCTTGAAATCTTGGCTTAGAATTGTGATAGGTTGGTTTTTTAGTAAAGTGTAGTCGGAGACTTTGAGGATATCCTCAATGCTCTTCTGAGCTGTTTTGCCATTAAAAACGCCCAACAAGGTATCATCCTTGTTAGGCGCTCCGATTGATTTAACTATATCTTTAAATTTTCTTAATCCCATATAGTACCTCCTTAATATACAGCAGGATAAGTAGCTGAAAAGCGAATATGCGTAGCCTGCGGAATAGAAAGAGAGCCAAACGAATAAAAAATCGCCTGACCGTCAGGATTTATCGCCACAGTAAATATTTCCTTGTTACTTGCAATACCAATAACTGATAGCTGATTTGCAGGTCGCATACCGACAGGCAACGTCAATATTGCATCCCCTGCTTGCGCATCGCCGTTTACGTCCTTATTAATTTGACAAGTAACCGTAACTGTAACTATTCCGTTTTTTCTGTAAAATTGACAATTGTAAAAATTATAAAATACAGCACCGAAAGTAACTTGTGATTTATAATCTTGAAGAGGCTCAATACCTATTGAAGAAAGAGAGTTTGCTCCTGTGCCGCCGTATTCAACAGGCAACACTTCATTGCTCGAACTGAAAATATGCCGCCATATCACATTATGAGGGTTGTTTTTATTAAGCAAATGGTTTGAAAGCGTTGATATCGCTTTTTTCACTTTTCCCCAAAGCACACTTGAAGTTTCACCCGAATTAATATTTAAAAATCGACTTGCTTCCGCAAATTCGGGGATAGCATCACTCGGCGATACATTTTCAACATTACCAAGCCCTATTTGTTGAGCGGTAACATTATGAGGATTTTCGTAATTTTCAGTATGTTCCTTGAATTGATTAACCGTAACAGTATCATAATCGCCTACAGCAACGGTTATATCGTCGGTATCGGTTATGGTAACGGTAACATATCCTACGTAAAGCGCAATAACACCTTGTTCCATTTTTTCAAGCCTTGCAGGTGCATTATCATAAGCATAGGCATAAAGGACCTCATTGCCGTCCTTGTCCTCCGCATAAAGACCGTATTCGCACCAATCAAAGCTTTTAGGAATTTTAGAGGTGTCAAGCTCCCATTTAAGATTTAAGATATTTTGCTTTGTATTATCATAAGAGGTAAACGGTACACTTGTAACAACATTGCTTAACTCGGTAGCTTCTAAATAATTAGTTTTCTCAACACCGTTACCAAAAGCAACCTTTGTAAATTTAATGCTGTTACCATTAACCGCTCCGATATGCAGCGCCTTACCGTTATTAGTAAGTTTAAATGCAGTAAACATTTATTTTTCCTTTCTATTCATCGAGAATCAGTATATTTCCGTCATCATCGAGAATTATGTTATTTTCATCATCGGCACAATACACAATTGTGTCATCGTTGTACTCTTCAACGCTTATTTGATTTCGTTCCTCGATTTTTGTAAGAAAACCGATTTTTAAACTTTCTTCGATTTCAGTTTTACCGTTCAGCGTGTAATTCACATTCATAGGCAACCACGTATCGATAAAATCTTTAATAAGCGGAATATCGACTTTATGAATATTGAGCCATATAGCAAGCTGATAAAATTGCTCTCTGCTGTTGTCAACAGTAAAATTATCTTTGCCGCAGTATTCTTGAAGCTTTGAAATAAATTGCGGCAAGGTCATACTTGCCACTGTATTCCATTGCAACAGCACTTTGCTTCTTCGATTTTCAATACTTTGGCTCGAAGTAGGAATAATTCCCAAAAGCCGCTCATATTTGGACAATACGGTTGCATCGCAATCCGAAATAAATGCTGAATCAAAATTCCAATCAACCGCTTTGTCAATACTCGAAACCTCAATATCGCCCGATTTGCAAAGCTGCTTGAATTCATAATATTCACGCAAAAACGGCGGCAAATATTCTAATAAGGTTTTGGTTTCATTATCTGTTGCCATTATGAAATCACCTCATCATTTATTTTAAGTATTCCGAGAGTGGCAACACTTATTTCATCTAAAGTAACGCTTTGACCGTTATTCAAAGTGCAGGAAACATTTGTAATATAATTACTGCACTCGTTATATATAGCAGTTAAAAACTGAATTGAGGTAAGTTCCGTATTATCGCTTGTTTCCCACTCACTCTTATAATCAGCTAAGGCGCTATTAACAACCTCTTTAACAGATGCTTTGACATCATCAACCGAATAGCCCTGCTTCAATGAAACGGTAATATCAAAATCAACATTAACAAGCTTTGCACTCTGAACGTTTACACAATGTCCTATCGGAACTATGCCATCACCACCGCCGTCAGTCGGGTCTAAGGTGGTTTTCAATTCTTTAATAAGTTCCTCGCTCGGTTCATTTAGATTATTGTCAAGGATATACACCTCGACATTTCCACCTGTTGAGAGTTTATTATTTATAATTGCCGTAGTTACATCAGAAAGCCAGCTTTTTACATCAGTAGACACCGTGCTATCAACAGCAATTTCACTTATCCACTGCTTAACTGTATCATTAGGAACATACTCCGTTATGCTCGAACGCATAACCTTGCAAGCACCTACTTGACTGTTTTCTTTAATCTTATTGATATAGTCCTCACGATTGCCGCCAAAGGCTTTACTTTGCAAGGAACTAAAATACCTTTCACGAAATGTTTCCACATCTTCTTCGTCAACTCCGGGAACGATAACAGCACTTTTATAAGTTTCATTGCCATTGTCATCAAGGATTTTATTACCCTTATCATCATAAAGAACTGCTCCTTGAATTTTTGCACTTTCAAGACCGTTAATTTCATCAACAGGTATAAGCGTTCCGCTTTCGAGATTGCCTATAATCCCCTCTGTAAGACAAACAATATCATAAGCGCCTGTAATATCATCACCGCTTATTACTTCAAAGGTAAGCTCATAATCTTCCGAAGTAAATCTATCTCCCACCTCAATCTCGGCAGTTGGTGGGTCTGCCATCATTCGCAAAGTTGACGGTGTCGCTTCAATCGGATATATATTTCTTTCGGCGGCTCTTTTGGTTAAATAATAATAGGATGCTGTGTCGGCAAATGTTTCGGTTAATACCTCGTCAAGCGCCTCGTAATATGTTTCAAGTTCCAACGCAAGCGGAGCAAGGGCGGTATAAATAATAGAACCCTCTCGTTTGTCGATATCATCAGATACATTATTTAGCATTCTTTGCATAATTGTATTAAAAGTTTGATTTTCATACATTTATATTCACCTCCGTTTCATTTTCAATATCTTCATCAGCCGTTACTACTGTAAACTTTGCATAAGCATTTTTCTTTTTTACAGAAATATCAAAATCTGTAACGTCCTCAATACGGTCGTCCATTATTAAAGCTTCTTTAATTCTGCTCGGCAAAACAGCACAAACATAGTCTTTATCTTGACCTATTAAATCTTGATACTCAAAACCGTAGTTACTGCTAAAGGCTTCATCATTATATCTTTGCGTATTCAAAATACAAGAAACGACTTGTCTTATAGCGCTTTCGCTATCTTCTTCGTCAATCATTCCGCTAAAACGTTTAGCGGCTGTATTCATTTTGAATGTGCGATTAGGATAAGATGAAATATCGACTTCCTCATCAATCTCGTCATCTGCCGATTCGTCAATAATATCATCGTCATAAATGTAATCATCATTTGAAAATGCCATTTTTTGCCTCCTAATCTAAAACATCCAAAACAAGATATTTACCGCCGCCCTGCTGACGGAGTAAAACTACTCTCGTTTCTGTTTTCTTAATATTGTCTCGTGCTGTTTTTGTCACATATAAAAAGCTCTCATCAACTGTTATTTTCTGACCGAGCGATATTTTTAAAGGGCTGACATTTTTAACCCTGCCAAGCTTAATAATGCAGGGCTTAGAAGCATCCACAGCCTCTATCGCCGCCCTTTTCATTAATTGAACAAGATTAGAGTTACTTGCCATTAAAGCCACCTCCTGAAAGAATAAGGTCCATTGTATGCTTTCCGTTTTCAAATTTATGCGTTACCTTTTCAACAAGCAAATAACTGCTTATCTTACAGTTAGGCAAATTCATAATAACAGGTACCATTGAGCCTGCCCTTACGTTTCTATCGCCGATTACATCCTTAACGGTAAGGCTTTTTGTTTTAGCGTTATACATTTTCATATATGCCTGTGCCTTTAGTTTTGCAACCTTGATATTATCCACCTTTTCGTAAAGCTGAAGTACACCCCATTGATTGATACTTTTTGATGATTGACAAACAATAGTATGATAGGTTGTTTTCTTATCATCTTTGTTTGTTTTTTCATAAACAATTTTCACTCGATTGTATGTATTACTGTCAATTGAGGTTTCAAGTGAATAATCCTGCGCTGTTTCAACATCAACCACGCAACTATTCCTTTTCATATTGCTTATATTTTTCAATGTCAGTTTACCGCAATTGTCATAAAGCACATATATTTGACTTTTTTCAAGCATAGTGTTGTCGAGCGCATCCTGAATAATATCGAAGCATTCCGAACCCTCTTCTATAGCTGACATTTTATATTTTGTATCTGCTATTGAGCCGTATTTCAAATTCATTCGCTTAGCCACCGTTTTAATGACCTGCGATGCCGTTTTCTTTTTGTATATAAGGAAGTCCTTATTTTTCAGATAACGCAGTTGGTCATAAGCAACATAGCTGTAAATGCGGTCTTTTGAGATTTTCTTTGTAAAAACATATCCTACAAACATTGTTTTCGGGTCAGTTCCGTCACTTTTGCAAAGAGAAACAATAATACAGTCGCCCTCTTGAATGTTATATTTGTGGTTATCGTCATAAACAACCTCAAAATCAAATTGCCCCGGTGTGCCTTTTCTTTCCCAAGTAATTTTAGCGCCCTCTTTAACAGGAACATACCTATCAATATATGAGCCTTGGGTAGTAGTAAAATGCCGCCAAACGGTTTGAACATATGTACGGTTTTGCTTATTAGTATCAGTAATAGTAACGTTCTTAACTGCCGTTGATACTTTGGTTTTATTTTTCAGTATTTTTTTCAGATACTTAATTTCTTCTGCCGAAGTATCTTTTGTTGTTGAACTTTGATTATTTTTCGTACCGCTGCTTGCAGCAGTACCGCCGCCTGTTATGTTTCCATTGCTCGTAGAACTACCATTCTTATCGGACTTTATATTAGGTATCGAATTGCCTAATTTGCTTTGATTTTTTGGGCGAAGAATACCGTTAATAGTATTCTTGTTATACGGAATACCCATACGGATAGACATTTTATCGTGCTTGCCTGTTCCATTTTGGTCGTAATAAGTGAAACGACCGTTTGAATTGCCACCTGCAATAATAAAGATATGACCGTTTCCGCCACCACCTGACGTTTTAACTCCTATATCACCCTTTTGTACCTCATTATTCTTTTTATAAGTCGGTGTAATAAAAACAAAATTGTTTTTTAACCACGTTGACGACTTACGGTTAAGCCACCACTCTTTAGCATTTCCTTTAAAGCCTGCACTTTTACCTGTGATACATTTTTCGATATACAGCAAAATCAAATCGACACATTGAACGCCGTAAGCCCTGTCATAATCAGTTGCTTTGCCAAGAAATGTAGAAACAAAGGTATCAAAATTCATTGTCTGTCCGAATAGTCCTGTATTCGCCATAATAGATTATCTCCTTTTCTTCTTAGCCGTCTTTTTGAGCTTAAGCGTTTGACCGGGAAGCAATTTTGCTTTTTTCCTATCCTTATTGGTTTTCAGCTTTTTAAGTAGCTTCTTTTTGGAATTTTTAACAGTCTTTTTATTAAGATTGTAAATTGTTTTCCATTTTGCTGTATCACCGAAATACTTTTTTGCAAGGCTTGAAAGTGTATCATTCTTTTTGGTCTTAACCGTTTTAGGCGGCTTGGCCGTTAGCCTTTTAGCGCCCCAAGTTTTATACTCTTTGAGTGTCAAATTTATTGATACATCAGTGCCAAGGTCTTTAGCATCCTCGGTTACCTCGATATTTTCAACAGTAACCTTATAGCTTTTGCTTTCGTAATTGCTGTCAGTAGCACCGTTAGGCGATTTTCTTGTAATCGTAAAAGCAACAACCTTTTTAGCCGTTTGGTAAGCCCTAAGCTGTTCAACATAAGCCTCAGGTGTGCCTGATTTACCCACAGCCGCAAAAGGATAATTGTATCGTGGCAATATAAGGTCACTTATATTAAACTCTCTTAAACTCGGCGATTTGCAGTAAGAAACCTCACCCTCATTAATAAGAGTGACAGTTTCATTATTGCTTTTCATTGTTTGAGTTATTTTGCTTGGTGTAATCGGAAAAACAAATTCATCGATTTGCATTAAATACATTAATGATTACCCCCTGCGTTAGAGTTAAGCCCTTGCTCAATCGTACTTCTCAAATGCTCTGTCACATCGTCAATATCAAGGTCGTTGTTAATATTGTTATGATTAATCATTTCGACATTAACAGAGTTAGTATAGCGATTTATAATCTGTTCCTCCGCCATATCCTTTAAGTATTCAATATTTTCGCTTGTAGTAGCAACCGAATCGCTTATACTTGATGCGCTGTTAGCGGTGGAAGCAGTTGAATTTGATATTTTGTTGAGCATATCGTTCAAATCGTTGTTGTTTGTATCTACAACAAGTTTAGAGGTCATTTTATTTGCAAATGCTACACCTTTGCCGTAAGCATTTTTATAAGTTTTGCGATTGATACCCTTAGGCGCAAAATCAAATTTCTTAGTATAGTATTCGTTTGTGCCTACTTTATCTAAGTATGATTTTGCAGAATCAAGCTTAGCAGTAACATTTTGACCTGTAATATCGTCCCAAATCCTCGTAAATGCCTGCGCAAAGCTTACTAAACCGCCAAGCATTTTTGCCAACAGATTAGTAAAAGCATCCGTTATATTGTTAAAACCACCTGTAAAAATGTTATAAACCCAATTCATAACATCCTCTACAGGCTTAACAAAAAGCGTATATAATATTTGAATGATTCCATTTATAATTCCTATAATGAAATTGTAAATACCTGCACCGACGACAAAGACCGAACCTGCTAAATTCTGCAAGCCTGTTGTAGTTTCAGTTTTAAAGCCGTTAAAGCTTGCCACAAGAGCTGTAATCACCGCAATTATCGCCAATAAAGCCCCTACCACAATAAGGGCAGGACAGGCAAGCATAGCCGTATTTAGACTAAACTGTGCCCCGGCAGCTGCTTCCGTTGCCGCCGCATTAGTAGTTTTTGCTGCTGTATCAACAGTTGTTGCGCCTGCACATTTAATCATTTTCTTTATATTTTCCTGAGCTTCTTTATTATGCCATGCTTGAACAGATGCTTGGATAGTTGTTACCGCCGAATGAATTGCAGTCAAACCATTTATTGCGGCAATTGCACCTTTATATAATCCGAATATGGTTAGTCCTGCCGCAAATAAAGGAATGATTGTTCCCATACTTCCGCTGATTTTTTCTGTGAAACTATCGAAAGATTGAAAAGCAGGACCGACCATGGTAACAATATTACCTGCTAAAGTTCCCAAATTACCAAGTGTCGTTTCTGTAGTTTTACCAAAATCGGCAACAATAGTTTTAAGGTCCTTACCAAATACGCTTTCAACAGCCGTATTTACTTCGGTTATAAAATTTTGAAGTCCTCTTGTAATCGCCGCTTTCGCATTGTCAAATGTAGCACTCCAAGTTGTGGATGCACCTTTTGCCGAGCCTGCTATCTTTAATACGCCGTTAGTACCCTCTTCAAATGCCGTAGAAACGGTCGTAATAAAGTTTTGCGAACTGATAGTACCTTTACTCAAATCATTTTGAACATCACTCGCACTTCGACCTGTAGCCTGAGCATAAATACCGACAGCGTTAATACCTACATCAGTCAAACGATTTAGCTGTTCCATTTCAACTGTGCCTTTCGACATCATCTTACCAAGAGCATCTGTCACAGTACCTAAAGCCTCGTTAGTTCCGGGTCCATAAAATGAAACAGCATCAAGCCACTTAGTAACCTCACTTGTAGCATTGCCGATATTCATACCCCTTGTAACGAAGTTTTGAACAGCACTCGCAGCAGTATCAAGACCATACGCAGTTCCTGTTACAGAATCTTTTATTCCGTTTAATGATACTTTTGCCATTTGAGCACTACCTGTAATGGCAGTCATTGTCCTGTTATAATTAGTCATAGTATCCATACGCTTAAATGCGCTGTCTAATTGACCTGTTACAACATTGCTCATTTTTTGAACAACACTTAGTCCACCTATAACAGAGAGAAGTTTTGACACCGATAATTTAGCAGTATTAAAGCCATTACTCATTTTAGCTGTTGAACGCTGAACTGAATTTCCTGCTGTAGTTACGGTAGAATTAATCTTGTTAATTTCATTATTACACATATTAATCGCTCTCTGTGCCTTATCAACTGCAGTAGTATCAAAGCCCTTAACCGTAGCCGTATTGACTGAATGCAAGGCATCGACAGTGCACTGCAAAGCAGAAGTGATATTACGCAACGGTGCTGTCATTCTGTCAGCAATAGTTAATGTTGTTGCTATAGTTGCCATTTTATCAGTCCTTTCATTTTAAATCTTTTCGAGCCTTGTCCTCAGCCTCTACTCTTAAATCAATAGAAGCTATAATAAAGGCTCTTTCTTTTTGCGATAAATTCGCAAAAGTTGAGGGCAATATTCGTAATTTTTGGAGGGCGTAGTGCGCATAAGCCGCATCTCCGTCCTCTTGAATTAGTTTTTTGCCTTTTCGACATCATCGTTAATGTCAGTAAAGCCATTGAGTTCTGTCACGAAAACAAGGAACTGTGAATATTCGCCGGGGTTATCAATCATCTCAACAATAAGAGCCTCAGGTGTCTTTACGCCGTAGCTGTCCTGTAACTCAGCATCATTAAGATTCGGCTCAACAACCGATTTTGCAATAAGAGAAGCATTATACTTAGCAACATCAAGCTGTTGTTTAAACTGATTAGGTTTACCAAGAATAGGTACATCCTTTGTGTACTTATCTCTCATAGCCTCAGCTTCTTTAGTGGTAAGCGGTTTAATAGTCCATTCAATCGGATTGCCGTTTTCATCGGTAAATGACTTCGTAGGGACATACTTAACATTTTCCCTTACTGCTTTATTTTCTTTAAGAAATCTACTGAATTTTGACATAGTTATTTATCCTTTCGTTTTTAAAAAAGTAAGGGACTGAATAATCAGCCCCCTATAATTATTTTGCTTACATTCCTGCAAGCTTGTTGAATTTGTTAGGAATTTCAAAATCCTCAAAAGTAAAGTCCATATCCTCGTCAAGGTATTCACCGTCGGCATCAAATTTTGCAAGGATGCCGCCGTCAATATTACAATTGATAAGGTTTACGGTCTGTAAGCCTACGCTTGAAGTCGGGTCCTCGTTGGTAACCTCAATATCGAAATAAACATCTTCGCCTGTTCTCTTATATCTTTCGAGAAGTTCACGGAAAATTGAAGTGTTATAATGGAATGTTGCAGAGCCTGAGCCTTTCCAACCTGTAGACTTATTACCCTTACCTGTTTTACCCAAAATAGGTACTTCGGTTTTGGTCTTTTCAACCTTAGCCTCAAGCTTAATTGCCTGCATAAAATTGTATCTGTTTCCGTCGACAGTAACATAACACTCTGCAAGTTTCGCAGATACGGTATCTTTTGCATTCATAATACTTTTAGTCATTGTATCTTATACCTCCCTTTTTACTGTACTGTAACAGTCATATAGAGCTGTTCCATAGCATTTACAGGCGTAACCGCTTCTGTCACTACAACAGATTTCTTTGTGTCACCCTGCTCAACGATAACTGTATCGCTGTTAAAGTCCTCAATCGCCCTGATTTGCTCTAATTCCTTGTGATGCTTAACAATATCTTTCCAAAGCGAATTTCTGCCGCCTCGGTCATTAGGAATAATACCAAGATATCTTGTGTTGAACATAACAGCAATATCATTTGCAATTTGGTCGAGAACTCGAATCGTCTGATTAGATTTAAAGTCATCGCCCTTTGCAACTGTAACAGTAACAAGAGAGTTGATATCGGATAATACACAAATATTATCATCGCTCTGCTGAAGCGTGAACTCGCCGTCTTTGATAGCCTGTTCAAGCTGTGCCTGCGTATAATCAACATTAACGGTATATTCGCCGTCATATTTAGTATTAGTGCAAGATTTATTGACTGCAACACCTGCAATAAGGCCTGTCACCCAATAAACAAGGTCTGCCTTTGTAGCACCGTCTGTAACATCATTTTTAAGGTTGACAACACCCTCATAATCAGCTTTCTTGTTATAAACAACAAGCTGAAATTTCTTGCCCACCTCATCACGAAGTCGCTTACAAAAGCTTATGTAAAGCTCTTTTGTGCTGTCGTCCTCAGTTGCAACACCCATTGCGTTAAATGAATACCTCTCAATTTTATCAAGGTATTTTTGGTGTGATTCACCGTCTGCTGTACCGTTAGTACCACCTGTAAGGGCAGTTTTAGCTGTCACGATAAGATTAGCTGATGAAATGAATGTAACAAAATCATTATCAACAAGTTCACTTGCCTTAGCTACAGTTTGAATATCAACAGTTTTATTATCAAAAACTGTTTTAACATCAAATTTGCTTTGCTCGTCAACATTCTTCTCAATCACAATAGCAATATCGTTTCCTCTTGTGCCTGTGTATTTTGCTTTTGCAAAGGTACATTCAGCTTGCTTGCCACCACCATTTAAGCGGAAGCAATGAAGTGTTATAGCGTTCTTAAAGATTTCACGCACAGGCTTAAGCTCGTCGGCATCAACCGAATAGCCGAAAATCGTATTGCTGTTCTTTTTAAAATCCGAAGCTGTCACCGTAAACACCTTATCATCCGCACCCCAATTAAGAGGCAATGCAATTGTTGCAATTCCTCTGTCTGATAAAGCAGATGATGCATTAGCCGCTGATACAAAGTTAATATATGCACCCGGCAAAGTCTTGTTTTGTGCTGTAAAAGCACCGCCGCCAAAAGCCATATTATTTCACCTTTCCTTTCAAATACTTTTTGATTAATTCGTGAGTTTCTTTAACGGTATATATTTCGCCGTCAATAAGAAGAGCAGTCAACAAATCTCGATTACTTGAAAAAGCATCCGAGTTAATCAACTGCTCTTTTGTGTATTTTGTTTCTGTTTTTTTCATTTAATCACCTTTGATTTAATTTCAACTCATTCATTTTGTCTACATTATCACCGACTACCTTTTTAAAGAAGTTATAGCTTACCTGAAAATTGAGCATATTGTCGCTAAGTGGCTCGCATTGCATATCCTTACCGAAAAACTTATCCTCTCCGTCATCAATACAATCCAAACAGGTATAAAGCCTGTTGGATATCTCGCTACGCTTTTCGGCGCTCACATCATCAATTGGTATAAACTGAATTGATATACGATTTTCAGAGCGCAAACGATTATTTATAAATCTGTTTTGAGCGTTGCGAACATAACTAATGAAAAAGCAGGATTTATTTAAACCCTGCTTAATTTCATCAATATAGTATTCGTAATCATCGCCGAACTCGTTATATAAAGCATTGCATACGCCATTAATTAATAAATCAGCCATTAGTAAACAAATCTCCAAACTCTTTTTTCATTCTTCTTTCAAGGTAGGTCGGTATAACGTTTCTTACCTCGTCCTCTGCTGTACTCAACATTTTAAAGCCGTCAACAAACTTGTCGCTGTTCTTTATTCTGTGTCCGAACTCAACATAATCGGCATACGAAGTATTATTAGTAACACTTGTCTTAAATGTATTGCCGATTTTTGACATTTCAAGGTTATCGGTTATAGTAAAACCTCTTCTCAAAGCACCTGTATCAACAGGGCTTCGTTTTGCCGCTTTTTTAAATATTTCTGATACAATCCTTATTGAACAATCCTTACAAAAATCATCAATACGGCTTTGCTCATTTTCAAGAGTATTAATAAGTTCTTCAAAAGCCTTTGTATCACAACTCATTATGCCCACTCCTTAAATAATTCAAGTTCAATTTCTTGGTGCGAATCGTAAATAAACGGTTGTCCTGTATTTTTGTATTCAGCAGTAACACAGTTTTGAGTAACAACAATCTTTGAGCCGGGAAAAATAGAATAATCAGGCGGCAAAAACAGCTTAATTATCTGCGCAACAGAATTAACCGAATCACTTTGAGCCGTAGGATTTGCCGTTTTAAAAGACAATCGGCAAGGCACATCTTTATATACAACTTCATCATTAAATGAAGTTGTATGATTAGCATTAACAGTCTTTTTATGCTCAATCACTGTGCATTTGCCAATATATGTACTTTCAATAGCTTTTCTTACCATTTGATTTTGCGAAAGCATATCAATTCACCCTCACCTGTATTAAGTAAAGAAGAAACAATCGCATCAAAGCGCTGTTCATCAGTCATAGAACCCTCACCTATGGCAAAGGTAACGTTTGTATCGCCTGTTTGAACGGATTTTACCGCTATTTCCAAATCAACAGGTAAATCGTCCGACTGTCCTGTTGACTTTTGGTTATACAAAACATTACCTGCCACTCTTTCAATGACAATATGATTGAGTTCTTTAGGTATTGCTGAGATATTACAGAAATTTTTAATGTGGCTTACTACCTCATTAATTGAAAAAGCAATAAGCCACACATTATTATCGTTTACAGTAAGCTTGTATCCCAACGTTTCAAGCCTTTTTAAGATAAGCAATATAAGCTCATCGTCAAAGGCTGAATCGTTAAGAACGGCTGATATAGCCTTAATAAATGAACGAATTGTATCGGATACCTCGGTTGTCATTTAACAACCCCCTCTTATCCCTTTGAGATAATTCTTGTAATAGCGATTGCCTTATCAGCAATAGCCTCAGTGCCGTCGTTAATAATGCACCAATTTGCACCGTTAGAAAGGTCATCGTTAGATGCCGAAGCTGTAAGAGATGCAGGCTTTTCAAATGAAATACCGTCAACACCACAAATATAACGGTCACGGGTATAGAGTGTATCCTGACCGCCGTTTGTTTTAGGGTCACGGCTCATTTCATAAGGAACTGAATCGCCGATATCATCACAAATAATTGAGCCTAAACCAAGAACATAAGAGGTATGCTTAGTATAAGCTTCAACAGCCTTAATACCTTTGCTTTCATCAGCCTTAACAGCAGGAATATCCTCGGTAGGCATACCGTCATCAACGAGCACTGCTCTGCCGTTCCAACTGCCGAGGGCAAGTTCTCTTGTAAGGCCGTCCTTATCTGTATAAGTAAAATATTTAAGAAGTTGCAAGTTTTCAAGATTTGTAGCAATGGTACTGTCCATAATTACAAGCTTGAAAATATCCTTATTGTCGCCACAAGCTTTCTGCATAGCCGAATTAAGAGTTTTAGCACCTACATAGGCATCCTCACCCTCATTAGCAGTAATATCATATGTATGTTTGTCGATAAAGGTTTTAGCAGCCTTTGCTGCAACTGTTGAGCCTGATGTACTCATACTGTAAATGCCTTTCAAGATTGCAAGAATGATATCCTGCTTAACATCAAGCTTATAATCAGCAATCTGTTCAGCGACATTGTTCATAAAGTCAACACCGGCTGTAATATTCTTGCTGAAGCTTCTTTCTGTCCAACCGTCCATTCTTGAAGCAACAATGAAGCCCTGCTCGAATGTAGTGGTATTGCTTGACACAATATCAGTTGCGCCTGTGTTATTCTGTGAGGTTTTGCCTGAAATAGTACCGTAATATGGTACTCTGCAATAAAGCGAGCCTGTCTGACTTGACAAAGCCTCTCTTGCCTGTTCGTTTGAGCCGATAGCGCCTGACTTTGCAAGCTCCTTTTTCTTTGGGTTTGGCACACGGTCTACATACTTGCCAAATGCCTGTGGGTTAAATGATTTTGAATCAAATTTTGCCATTTTTAATAATTCCTTTCACAATTAAATTTTTGCATCAGGATGTTGTTCAAGGTAAGCACACATTTCCGTATATGTCATTTTGGAGGTGTCTACCTTATGCTCACCGTCATCGTCGCCTGATTCGCCGATTTGAGCACCTTTGATTTGTGTTTTTGAATCTGCAAACAAGAATTTTGTATCATCGCTCTTAATAAGCTTTGAGATTTGTTCTTTAAGACCTTTGACCGTGCCGTCATCCGATAACTCTGCATCATCAAGATTAAGAAACGGCATAACAGCCTTAGCGTTCTTTGCTTTAGCCGAAACAAGAGCTGCCTCTACCGCCGAGTTGATTTTCAACTGCTTAATCTCGATTTTATGAGCCTCTGCCGCATTCTTGTTTTCATCTTCAAGCTGTGCAATCTTTGTTTTAAGCCCCTCAACATCATCTGTTGAATTTTTAAGGTCTTTAAGTTGCTTATCTCGGTCACCAAGCTGTGAAGTCAAGTTTTCAACTTCTTTTTTTGCTGTGTCGAGGTCTGCTTGAATTTTGGTAACTTCACCTTTTGCCTTGCCGATGTCTTGACTGTTTTCGTCAAGTATCTTATCAACTTGCTCTTTGGTAAGTCCCATTTCTTCCAAAAACTGTCTTTTCATAATCAATCTTCCTTTCAGTTTGTTCTCGGTGTTTCTTTCACCATCAGAATTTTGAATTTTCGGCTTTTCTCGACTTCCGACAGGTCAATATAAAAAGAAGCCGACACAATTAAGTGTCAGCTTCCGATTACTGATTTTGGGCATAAAAATAGCACCTTACAAAAATGTAAAGTGCTTAATCGAATAAATAATTATATTTTTCTTGTAACGCTTTGATTTTTAATGCATATTTTTTATGTATTTTTGAATATTCCCCATCAAATCGTTTAACATTTGATGGTTTAACATTTTGAATTTCGTTTTTTTCTTTAGCAACAAGAATATCAAATGCTTCTTTATATTTTAAATAATCCTCATGGTTTTTATTTATCATTCTTTTCCCTCTTATATTTAAAATTATATTTTTTTGACAAAATTTTCAACACTTCATGAAAACCATCTTCGTCAATGTCAATTAGATTTTCAAAGCTTTTCTCATAAATTGTTGATTGATATATTTTTGTAAATTCGGATACTATGTCACTATATTTAGCACTTAATGTATCTGCTGTTCTTTTCATAACATACGAATACTTGTAATCGGAGGCTTTTGAAAATGTTTCGCCAAGCTCCAAAAAAAAGCCAACATCTTCACCGCTGAACGAAAAATGTGTATTCTCTTTAGTATGATTATGATAAGCATAAGAGCCATTGAGATTAGAACCATTATTCTGTGTTTGAATAAGCTCCGCATCCACAAAACCATCTGAACCGTCAATATTCCAAACCTTACCGTCGGCTGTAACTGTACAATTTGTTTCATACGGTAACTCAACAGCTTTCTTTTCAAAGCCCTCTATCTCTTTCATTATAGCAATTTTATCATTAAAATCAATTATTTTAATAAGTTTAGGCAATTTTGTTTTATTTAAGTCATTGCCATTACCCGAAGATTTGCCTTTAGACTTTTGAACTACAAACTGCTTTTCCCACTCTCTGTAGTTCATATCAGCAGGAACATAGTAAGTTTTGTCGTCCTCGTTCCTTGCAGTTCTCATTGAGCCGTTATTGAAAAGGTCGGAGTATTCGTCATCAAAGTACGGTACGGTTATGCTCCTGCACCTCGGATGAAGTGGTGGCGCTGTTGCACCCGGCATATATTCACTCATAGGGAAATGCTTACCGTCCATTGAGCGACACATCTGCGTAGTTCTCTTATCAAGTGTTGCAAGAAATTCATACTGTTCAATGCCCATACTTTTAAACGAATCGTATGTCGCCAAAGAATGAAAATATGTCTGCTCAGTCATCACAAGATTAGCTGCCTGACTTTTTGATACATTAAACTTATCGGATATTGCCTTAATGGCTGAATCGGGCTTATTGCCGAGTAGGACAGTCCTTGTAAGCTGATTATGTAACTCATTGACAAGCTGAGCCTTTGACTGCCATATTCTGTCTGAAAAGTTTTTACCGTCAGCTGCCCAAGGCTTAGTTATAATCTTTTCAAGTGCCTTTTCATCAATAGTGGCTATCTCTCTGCCCATATTAAAGCCTTTTTGCATTTCAAATATCGAATGATAATACGAATTTGAATAAACTTTTCTTGCCATACTGTCTACGGCATCAAGTTCATTGCCAAATGCCTTTTCAACAGCTTGCTGTGTTCGTATTTTTAAGGCTTCAAGCTTGTTGATATGATACTTAGACGAAGCATTTTCAAGCTGTTTAACCCATTGATGATTTATAGCGTTTTCTTTGCCGTATTTAATGTATTCGTTTACATCCCACTTGAACTCTGCCAATTCATCAGCCGTTAAAAGCTTCTTAGCCTCTTGCAATGTTACATTGTTATTAACGGCAATTCTACCGTACCAAGCATCAATATCCTTTTGTATTTCCATTTGCGCCTGTGTGAATGCAGGCTCAATTTGAGCGTATGTACTTAATGAATACAAATGCGCCGACTTTTCAAGCTGCTCGTATCTTTCTTGCCAATACTCTCGGTTTTTCTTCGGCATTATTCATCACCGTCGCTATTATCATTTGTGTTGTCATCTTGATTGTTATTAAAAGCATTGCTATATTGCTCAATGTTCTTTTGCTTTTCCTCTTCAATGCGTTCAAGCTCTTTTTGAGGGTCATCCACCCACGGATGCTTAGCAATAATTGTTTCGTCCGAAATAACGCCCTGTGACTTCTGACAATTCTCAATAATAATACTTTCGTTAATCATCACATTTCTGTTGAAAATAAAATCGACGGTTTCATTGCTGAAATCGCCTACATTAGTATTATATAAATGTGCATTTATAAACCAAAGCATTTCCTCTAAAGCAGCTTGTAGCTGAATTTCAGTACCGTTAGCATCAAGGTCAATATCTGAATACATTGACTGAATGTTAAGTTCGTTAGCATTACCGCCGAGCCTATCGTCCTTAGCATCATAGCCCATAGCATTCTCAATCAAGGCTTTTTTGAGTATATCCAAGATTGCTTTATAGTTTTCAGCTTTCACTTCAATTTGAAGTGTACGAACATCACCGCCGCCACCATCAGCAGTATTAACCTTAACAGCGCCGTAGGTTGCAAGGTTGCGCCTGAATTCGCCGAGGTCTGTTCCGTCATAATTAACAAGAACAAGAATAGTATTTCTTACATCCTCTTCCATTGCATTTTGAAAATTAGATTCGATAGTATTAATCGCATCCTGCAATGATTTTGTTCTTCTTATCAGTGGTGTTTCCTCAGCGTTGAATTTAAACGGAATAAAAGGTATTTTCAACCAATTATATTCGGTTGTTACGCCGTCACAGTCAGTCATAGCAAAATAATTTGAATGGAAAGGCGCAACAGGTATAAGATTGCCGCCGTCCGTTAATTCAAAGTATGTTATACCGCCCTCATCACATACCTCAACCCTTTCTATTATCTTATCCTCGCTTGAATTTTTCTCATAAACCACTACAGGATAAATATGTATCATATAGTCAAGCTCGGTATGCTCGGCATCTTTCCAACCGGGTATAAGTTCATACGGCTTAATTCGCTTAAAATAAAGCTCGCCAAATTGATTATGGCAAGGAAAAAGCCACCCAATACCGCAGTTAATTAAATCCTTACCGCAGTTTATAAGCGTTCTGCAAAACTTTGCGTTAAAATATTGCTGTTGCAGAAGCTTGATATATTCTTCATTATCGCCTTGAACAGTAATAGGATTGCCTAAGAGAAAATTATTCTTTTGGTCTACCATTTTTTGATACTGATTATCAACTATTCGATTATTAGGCAGATTATCCACACTTTCAAGCTTACCGCCATCACCTATCGCCGTTCTTTTCCTACGCAAAATATCTTGCTTGCCTTTGTAGTAATTTTCGCCACAATACATTTCGTGGCGCTTAATTGATATTTTAAATCTGCGTATTTCTCTTTCAATAAACTGCTTATCGGTTAACTGTTCTGTTGCATTCTCTCTAATCAGTCTATCGTAAGCATCTTCATTTGCTATGAAATTAAATAACATATATTTTATCACCCCAAACAAAAAGAGCAGAGGTTAGCGCCTTTGCTCTTAATCAAAACTAAAATTACTTTTTGCATTGCATTTTTCTGCAACACCTGTTATAGCATCCTGTGCATCATCGTGAGCGTTTTTTCCCTCTCTTTGATACTTTACCATTGAATCGTAGAAATCAGGAAATCTGTCTTTCCAATTAGTCGGAAAGTAGATGTGTTCCATTACCCAAGTGCTGTTTGATAATATTCTCGCATTCTTATTTTGCGACTGATGAAAAGGTCGGATATTACAATAATTACTATGGTATTTTTCCTCAATTATCCTTTTTACACTTCGAGCAAATCCCCTGCCACCGTTGTTACTTTCAATATCGGCATTTCTGACCTTATTATCAATAAGTATTTTGGCCGTCGCCGGCTCGGTTATTTCCATACCGTCCTTAGTATATAAAATATCAAGGATATATGCTTCTTTGTTGTAGACACCGTAACATATACTGCATAGGTAGTCACTACCCTCATCAGCTGTATCGGTATAGTTTCGTATATCCGTAAACAATGGCTTGCCTATGCCGTCAAGTGGCAGTTTATCGTAAGTTTTAAAGTTACTGTATAATCTGCCTTTAATATCGATAGGCTCTTGCTGATAGTTAGCTGATGCAATGTCAGCACCCATTGCTTTTATCTTATTTTCATATGATTTAAGCGACAGCACCTCAGGACAAAGCATTGTGCCGTCATCCTGTTTTGCCTTATATGATATATGTCTTACCTTAACACCGATATTTTGGTAATGTTCTAAAGCTCTGCCTGCAAGGTCAAGACTGTGCCACCTTGTCATTACAATAATGATTTTGCCGTGTTCTTCAAGTCTCGAAAGCATTGTATTAGTAAACCATTGCCAATGTTTTTCAAGCACATCTGCGTTATATGCTTCCATAGATGATTTAATTAAGTCATCTATAATCATAATTGATGCGCCGAAGCCTGTCGCTGTACCTGTCGGCGAAGTCGCAAGATAGTTGTTATATCCGTTTTCAAGCGACCACATATTCATAGCACCGTCGCCTTTTTTGATTTTCACATTAGGAAATATATCGGAATATACGATTTTTGTGTCATCGCCTTTTTCCTCAGCTATCGTATCTCTTACGTTTTTAGAAAAGTTTGTTGAAAGCGTTTCATTATATGAGCCTGTCATTATTTTTTCGCTTTGATTTTGACCGAGCACCCACTCAACAAAACAACCTATCGTTCTTGACTTGCCGTGACGAGGCGGCATATTAACTATAAACACCTCATCATCGGAATTATAAAAATCTTGAAGTTGATTGCAGAAGTCAACAAGAAATAAGCGATTAGGCTTATAAAAGTCACTTGCTTTTTGATTGCAATATGCAAAGAATGATTTTCTTGCATTTCGTATTTTAAGCTCATTTTTGAGCTTTAAAAGTTCTTCAAGTGAATTTAACTTTTCTGCATTATTCATTTGTAATGCCAAGTTCTTTCTCAATGCTTGCAATCTTTTTTTCAAGTTCTTCATCCGTCATTTCTGCAACTGCATTTACTTTTCCGTTTAAAGTAACATCCTTTCTGTCACTCCATGCATCAGGCTTACGGTTTTTAAGCCAAAAGATTTGGGCGGTTGTATCAGGTGGTACATATCGTTCGGTTTTCTTTACCGGCTTAAGTTCATACTCGCCTGTATCAGCATTTTTCACTCGCTCATATATAATATCAACTACCCTAAAACCTAATGCCTTTTTAAACAAAGCATTTTCAACTTGAATGTCGGCGACCTCCTTATTAACTTTTAAGGAGTAGGAAATGTCGGGGAATTTCTTTTTCCATTGTATCAAAGTATCTCTACATATTCCCATATTATGAGCGATTTGTTCATCGGTCAAACCGTTTCTTGCCCATCCACCGATTTGGAGCAAGCCCTCATCGGTCAGCCAATATTCATATTTACCTTTTGCCATAAAGCTTACTCCTTTCGCTTATTCTATAGTCAAAGCCAAGCCGTCCGCAATAATCACAACTTGTTTTACATTTTGTCTTAATGCTTTTCAGCTTATAGCCTGCACTTTCATAATTTTGCTTACACTTATAGCAAAGTGTCCTTACATTTTCATCCTTTCCCATTTAATCACTCGCATAAAAATAAGCAGTGAGTATATTTCAACTCACTGCTTTAAGGGGATTTATATAATTTTATAAGTATATAATATCACAAAGCTATCGTTCGATTCTATTCTTTTTGTTCGGATTTTGCTATTTTCCAAAATATTTTTTCAGTCTTTCGTAAATAGTAGATTTTGAATAATTAAGAATTTTAGCAGTTTCGTCATAGCTTTTGCCAAAACAACAATGTTGAATAACAATAGCCTTTACCACCTCGTTATCAATACTGTTTATGTAATCGTTCAGAGCTTTCAGCTTTTCGCAAAGCCGTTTATACTCGTCTTTAATAAACTGATTGATTTCAAGCATTTCAAACGCTGTATCGGCAGTGCTGTCGGCTATATCGAAACTCTGGACATTCCCTTTTGTTGTATCAACGCCTTTAATGAATGAGGGTATATACTCATGGCGAAACGATTGTATTTGATTAGCTATAACCGAATACTCTTCAAGCTCTTTAAGTGTCATTGCTTACCACCTCATCCATTCTCGCACCGCAGGTAGGACAATAATTATATTTATTCTCTTTAGGGCTTCCGCAAAAAATCACAAATTCTTCTTTTGGACGCTGAATTACACCGTTTTTTTCACCAAAATAAGCGGGTCGTTTTCTATGAGCGTGTCGCTCTGTGTTGTTATTTATGAAAAATTCTTTTAGAAAATCACTAATAACATCAAGACTGCCTGATGAAAAACCTTGATGAATTTCACCGTCAGTTTCATCAAAATATAGAATTGAATAATAGTTTTTACCGTCCACTTTTTTACTTACAAGTTTTTTGAATTTGTGCATTATTTTACCCCCCTCGCCATTTTGCAGTCGCATTTCTTTACCTCACTCCAATCTATTGCCTGTCCGCAGTTACCACAATAATTTGTGAAAGTTCCGTCCACAACTTTGCCACAAGATTTACAATAAATTTCTTTAATTTCAACTCGTTGGTCTATTTGTGACATTTCGCCGCAACGCTTGCAAGTGTAGTTTCTAAAACCGCCCCTAATCCTATTAACGATTTTAGCTTTTTTAGGTATCTGCTTTTCAAGAGAATTTTTTGCTTTTTCTAACCAATCAAAATCATAACTTATTAATTGGTAATCTAATGTTTCATCGTAATTACAATCAGAAGATAAAACTTCATCAATACAATTAATCGCTTCCTGTGGTGTCATTCTTCTACCTCACTTTTAAGCCAATTTGCGAATCCTAATCTACGATATGTACAATAACAATCAGTCATAATAAACACCCTACCTCTTTAAACGCTTTGTATATTTTCGGTATTTGTATAGCAAGCCAATCAACCATTTCTTCATTCATTGCCCATTGCTCAACATCATTTGAATTAACCCACAAACCACTTTCGTAAAAAAATGCGTGTATTATTTCGTGCCTTGTGACTTTATGCTGATAAGATGTAAGGTCCTTTATATTTCCATCGCAATCTTTAATTGTGCCTACATCTAATATTACAAGCTTCTTGATTGATGTATCTGTGTAACCGTCTACTTGCCTTAATCTCGGATAATCTTCTTCATTTCCGATTATAATTTCGTAATCAGTTCCTAATATATTTACTTTCATTCTTTCACCTCATTTCAGATATTCAGGTGTTTCAAAGCTCATTTGCAATGGGTTATCGCCGACCCACCACATCATTACATCTTCGGGAGTATTCCAACCTACCGAATTATCAAGCCCTGCTGCCTCTCTTGCTTTAAGCATTCGTCTGAACGCTCGCAAATAGTTATCTCGATACTTTGGGTAGCGTATAAAATCAGCTTTCATACCTTTACCGTTTTGCATAGGGCAACCGATACATCCAATACGCTTATCGCCACATTGATATAATGGATTTGACTTACATCCATAGTGATGCAGAAATTCCCACACATCCTCGTCAGTCCAATCAATGATAGGGTTTACAAGCGTTGAGGTTGTCCTATAACACCGCTCAACCATTCGGCGACTTTCGTCATTATCGGTGTTAAGAATTATTCCACCTTTTGAGTTCTGCTCATATTCCGCTTGTAATTCTTCTGCAAGCTTAATTGTTGTTTTAGGCTTACCGATTAACTTAACAACGCCACCATTTTGCTTTCTGCTTGCGCTTTCAGCCCAACGAACGCCTGTAACCTTAATTCGTCCTTTACCGCCTTTTTCTTTCAATTCGGCACAACAATAACGAATACGCCTTGTAGGCGGTATTTTCTTTTTCTCAATCAACTGCCACATTGAGTATTGAGGAGTGACAACTTGAACATTCGGTATTGACTTGATATATCTGACTGTTTCAGGTGCGTCAACGGTTGTAAGGTTATGTACTATATCGTGTTTTACTCCTGCAAGGTCAGCAAGAATACGAATGCAGTCGCTGTCTTTACCGCCGCTGTAACACAAATAATACGGTTCGTCAGCAGGCTCAAACGCTTTTAAGCGTTCTATTGCCGTGTTTATTTTTGTTTGCAATTCGCTCATATCATCACCTCACCCTGCTGCTACTGCGTTAAATTCTTTCATATTGTTGCACGATTTATCACACAGCCATTTACAATTTGCCATAACAAGCGCTTTTGAAAACGGCGGCGGTACTGCGTTACCGCACCTTGCTACTTGCTTGGTTTTGTTATATTCCTTGCCGTTGCAATCCTTATCAATGATATAATCATCCGGGAACCCCTGCGCCTTGTATAATTCTTTAGGCTGCAGCATTCTCAGTCCGATATCAGATATAAAATACTCAACTCCGTTAATACAGAAAATAAGCACCTGATTAGCTGATATATTCCAATCTGTGTAGGTGTTGAGCAACTCTCTTATCTCATTCCAATGACCGAGGTTTTTACTATCGTATTCTCTCAAATAAACATCCGTCTTTGCAAAGTGATTTGCGTGAGCTGTTATAGTGGGAAGCGGCTCATTAATAGCTTTACAGTCCATATTTTTGCGGAGTATAGTTATATAGCTTTCGCATAAGAAATGCCGAGGCTTAACAGTTACTGTTTGCAAAGGATTTAAAACGCTGTTAGCGTGGTCTGCACCGCCGTAATACTGAGTTAAATATGGCATAGTCAGCGAATTATGGTCTATTGCCGTAACGGTTGGTAATGGTTTATCAATTTTGCTTCCGACAACACCGCCAAAGTATTTAGAAAGATACGGTGTAAAAAGAGCATATCTCGGTGAGCCGTCGATTGTATAAATAGGTTGATTGAGTTGTTGACCTCTTACTTCTGATTTAGCCGTTTCACTGTGATATTGAATAAGTGCAGGAGAAATATAAGCAAAGCCGTGTTTTGATGTGATTGTCGGAACTTGCTTATTGAGTTTTTGCCCTCTTGTTTCTTTTCCACTATGATTAATTTGTTCAAGATAAGGCGATACAAGATATTGCTTGCAGCTGCTTACTATCGTTGTAAGCGGCTTGTCTATATCCTGTAATCGTGGCTTTTGACCTTTTCGCTCGCCGTAGCCGATAGGAATGATAAATGGCTTTTCTTCCTTAATAACAAATTTGTCAAGACCTCTTGCAATTCGCCTTAAAGTATTCGTTACAAGCGGCTTTTTGCGCTCAAAAATGCTTTGAGCAGACAGAGAAAAATCAATACAATCGACAGCGGTTTTCCATGGCTTTAGCTTTCCACTCTTAACTTCTTTGCTGTCTGGGTCGCCGTGTGTAGGCTGAGGAAAAACTATAGGCTCACCGTCACATCTTGCAACAAGGAAGAAACGCTTTCTTATAGTCGGTGCACCGTAGTCGCAGGCTCTCAACTCCCTATGCTCAATTTCATATCCGAGCGCCGCAAGCTGACTTTTCCAACGCTCAAAGGTTTGACCCTGCTTAGACTTAACAGGCTTGCCCTTGCGAACAGGACCCCAAGTTTGAAACTCCTCAACATTTTCAAGAATAATCACCCTCGGTCTTACCGTTCCTGCCCATTTTAGGACTATCCACGCAAGTCCTCTTATATTCTTATCGACAGGCTTGCCGCCTTTAGCCTTACTGAAATGCTTGCAGTCCGGCGAAAACCAAGCAAGTCCGACCTTATGACCTTGACAGATTTCCTTTGGGTCTATATCCCATACACTTTCCTGATAATGACGAGTGTATGGGTGATTTGCTTTGTGCATTGCAATAGCGTCCGGGTCGTGGTTAATAGCTATGTCAACAGGTCGCCCTGTTGCGAGTTCAATTCCGCAGGAAGCACCACCGCCGCCTGCAAAATTATCAATAATCAATTCGTCAAGGAAGTTTAGTTGTCTCATTATCTTTCAACCTTTCTTTTAGTTCCTTTTCCGTTTCTTGGTGTATCAAGTTCATAATTGTAAGCGATGCGTTATCTTGGAGTAATTTCCAACACATACACCCTAATACGATTATAAATACAGCAAGAATAATAACTACAATTCTCATATTCTTAACCCTCAAAAGAAATCTGCGTTGATTCGGTAACAGCACCTTTGCAATTTCTTACAGCTTGTTCAAACCAAGTAGTTTTCAGTTCAACACCTATTGCTCTTCTGCCTTTTTCAAGAGCCACATAAGCCTCCGAGCCTATGCCAAGAAACGGTGTTAAAACTGTTTCATTAGGATTACTTCAAAGGTCAATAGCTCTGCGAATTACTGATAATTGCAGAGGGCATATATGTTTTTCGTCTTTATCATCACGGCGTGATTTTGATTGAAGTGTGTCTGATGGGTTTATATCCATCCAAACAGGACTTGCGTATTTCTGCCATTCACTCACAGGGAATGTATCATTTGTATGTGAAACAGGCTCAGGGTTATCACCGGGCTTACGCATCACCACCAAGTATTCAGATAAACCTTGCCTGCTCATCGCACTGTCCTTTTTGATTTGCTTATGTAACAACCCAAGTGCCTTTGTTCTCTGCATTTGCACAACAGGGTCTTTCCAAATATTAACCTCGGAATGATAATAAAAACCTGCTTTTTGAAACAGCCTAATTAAATCACCCCTAAAATCTTGAAGTCCGATAAAACCGTCTCTGCCTTTTGTTGTCGGAAGTTGCATACAATGTACTGCCATAATTCTTCCCGGCATAAGTATTCTGTATAATTCGTCAACAATAAACTTAAACTGAGTGTAAAACTCTTCCAAGTCTTTGCAGTTGCCTAAATCTCTTTCGCTGTTGCTGTAAGTGTAAAGGCTTGCAAACGGCGGTGAATATATCATAAAATGTACGGAATTGCTCGGAATACCTTTTAAAACTACGGCGCTGTCACCGTTATAAAGCGCCATTCTATCATCAACATATTGTTTTATGCACTTATCATCCATTGCGGAACACTCATCCTTTCTGTTGCTATATAGCTTTCTGTCATTTTTGTTGCATTGTTAATTTCTGCTATTAAAATATCTTTTGTCCTCTCCGACAGTTCATTCATAAACTTAGTCGCTTGCATTTGTTTACGCTCAATATTATCTTTAACCGCACCCTCAGCTTTACTTGCTATCAAATAAGCATCAACAGGCTTTGTTTGACCGAAGCGCCAACACCTACGAATTGCCTGATAATACTTTTCAAAGCTATCTGATAAGCCTACGAATATTTCTTTATTACAGTTTTGCCAATTCATACCGTAACCGCATATAGACGGCTTAGAAACAAGAACACGAATATCACCGTTTGCAAAACCGAGCATTGCATCAACCTTATGCTTATCGCTGTCAGAGCCTTTAACCTCAACAGCTCCGTTGATATTTTTCTTTAATAACTCGCTTTCGGCGTTATAATCACACCATACAAGTACCTGTTCATCGGTTGAATTAGCAAGCTCGCAAGCCGCCTTAACTCTTTCATTTAGGCTGTCTTTTCTTGCTTGACTTCTCTGCTGTAATGTCTGCGTGGTTGACGGAAATAAGAGCATTTGTCCGCCGTCATCTTCAATTTCGGCATCAACGGTTACCTGATGCACAATAAGCTGAGGCAAAGAATACCTTTCGTCATAAAAACCTAATACGTTAGGATTTGGCACTACTGCCGCCCACGATGCTATCCAATCCCAAAACTTCTCGACAGCATGACCTTTAAGTCGCCATTTTGAAGTATCGCCGCCATCGTGAACAAAGAATGTTGCAAGCATTTCAAAATATCCCATAATGCCTAAAAACTCGCTGTGATTGCCAAGTTCCATATAGTCATTAGGTGCAGGCGTTGCAGACCAACAGGAGCGAAACGGTGTATATTTAAACTCGTCAATTAACTGTGTTCTCACTTTTCCGATGCTGTTCTTTAATATTGAGCTTTCGTCAAGCGCAACGCTGCCGAATGATTTGCAATCAAAATTATGTAATTTTTCATAATTCGTAATATTGACTGTGGTATTTTTTATATCGGCTTGAAATTCGCATATATTTACTTCAACGCCGAATTTCTCACCTTGCAGTTTTGTTTGTTCAGCAACCGCAAGCGGTGCAAGAATAAGTGAGGGTTTATTACTGTACTTTCTTGTTTCATCAGCCCATACAAGCTGTTGAATAGTCTTACCAAGTCCGCAATCCTCAAAGAAAGCACATTTACCTTTCTTTAATCCCCACTTAACAAGCATTTTTTGCCACTCAAACATATTGCTGTTAAGTTCATCAATATTTATATCAAATCCTGCATTTACAGCCTTTAACTGCTTAGATGCAATAAATTCTTGATAATTCATAAAAATTGCCCGATGTGTGTCGGTCTGATATGTAGAGGTGGAAAGTCAACGCCTACTACACACATTGACTTTTTTGCGTATAAAAAAATAATTTGGAATTTTAAGATATCAGTATCAACGGAAAAAAATAGTTGCTCGAGGTATTCCTCTACTACATATAAAAACCACATTCATAAAAGAGCCGACACCACATCGCTTTTACCTTTCTTTAAATTTCCTGAATGTAAACGCATACAAACGGCTCGCCATCTGTGTAGTATTTTCCACAGCTGCACATAACTATTTGCTTATCATCGTTATAGGCAACACCATTTAAAGCATCAGCGATAATTTTTATAATGTTGTCAGCATCAGGCTTTTTTGTCGCATAGATTTTGTTTTTCAACATCAGTTCACGATTTTTTCTGCTTGTCCTTTTTGGAATACTGAAAAAGGCATTTATATCAAGATAAATCGGCTTATCTCCGAATGTTTTGCCTTTGGCTTCATTCTGATAACTTAAAGCAACAAGCTTTTCGTATTCAGCTGTCGACTGAGGTGTATATGTATGAGTTTTTGTAACTCTCGGTCGAGCCTTTCCTTTAGGCTCACCGTCAATAAAAAATTGAATACTGTTCATTTACTTTTTCCTTTCAATTAAAAATTTCCGGGTCTTTGACATTGCCGTCCTTAATCGCCCATTGCAAAATAGTTTTAAACGGTTCTTTGCATTCGGAGTATCGTTCTATCTTCTTGCAATACTCATTAAGTGCACAAGGACTGATAAGCGAGTATAGCTTATCGTATTCAGCAATGGTTAATACTGTACCGGGATAATATTCGGTCATTTCTTCTTCGTCATATTGCGACCAATCAAAGCTCGATTTTTCGCAAGTAAGTAAGTTAGTAAATATATCATTATTACATTCTTTCATTATTACATTCTTGTTTGTTGTTATTTGTTTGTTATTTGTTTGTTGACTGTTTGTTAGTTGATTGTTAGATTGAGTATCACTAACGCTTGTAAAGTCTTGATAAACCGTGTAATTAAGCACTATTATCAATGTATTTTTGTTTGTTGATTGTTTGTTGATTTCGCCTGTTTTTTCTAAATGTTTTAAAGCCGTTCTAACTTGCTGTGTAGACAGGCCGTTTCTACTTGCTATTGATGCAACAGAAGTAACAAGAGAACCTCTTTTTATAACCTGTCCGTGCCAACAGTTATCTTGATGATTTGCATTTAATAACAGGTCGATAAAAACTTTAAAAACAACAGGATTGTCATACCATTCCCAATCAGCCAACTTACGATATAATTTAATCCAACCCTCCATAACATCAACTTTCTTTCATGTAATAACGCTTATACCTACAATGCTCTCCAAAGCGATTTATGCCGTTTTCCCATTCATCCGATATAGGATAGCCTTTTTCTCTCAATTCGCTTATACGCTTGCGTGGGTCGCCTATTCCGAGGTGTTCCTGAGCCTCTTTGACCGTTATGCTTCCGTATTCTTCAATATAACCAATAATTCTGTTTTTTTGCTTTGCTATTCTGCTCATAGTTTCACCTCTCAAAACGGTAAATCGTCGTCATCATCGACAATTTCTTCAAAGTCCGAACTGTCAACTGTTGCATAAGTCTGCGGTGGTTGTGAAAACGCAGGATTTGTACCTTGATTTTCAGCCTTTGAGCCGCAGAAAGAAACTTTATTTGCAACAACCTCTACGGATTTTCTCTTATTACCGTCACGGTCAGTAAAATTATTTGTTTGTATAGTGCCCTCAACAGCAATCATTGAGCCTTTATGAAAATATCTGCTAACAAATTCAGCCGTCTGTCGCCAAGCAACTACGTCAATAAAATCTGCCTGTCTGTCTTGTCCTTGTGGCTGATAATTTCTGTCAACAGCCATTTGGAAACGGATAACCGAAATACCGTTTTGACTTGATTTCAATTCAGGTTCGTATGTTAATCTGCCCATAAGGACAACGGAGTTAATCATTTGTATTTCACCTTCCAAATCTTACATAAATATTCATCAAGCTTGATGCCAAACACTTTATATTTTTCGTCAAAAGACTTTTGCCCTATCCTATGGGCCTCGGCGTGTAAGTCCCACCTTAACGGCATTACACGCATACCGAGATGAATAATATCTTTTCTGTTTCTGCCCATACCTACTGCATCCACATGATGAAGTTGCACCTTTGCTTTTTCGCCTGTAATACAGCAAGTCTTATTTGCAAGGCAGCAGTAAATATACCTTGATATATCAGGACTTCGCTCAATTAAGTTGTCTTTAGTCGGTATTCCCTCTTCAATGCAAAATTCGATAAGATATTCAAGAAAATCTCTCGCAACGGTCATTGAGCAATCAGAGAGTGAAAATTCTTTTTGCCCGGTTAAAGCAATATATGAATATTTCATAACCTGTTTTGTTTCATCAGGTGTATATCCTGTGTACTTTGCTATATCGTTAAAGGTTGCATAAATATGTTTACGCTGTAATGCCGATATGCTCCGTCCGTCATCAATACGGACAGAACATTCGGTTATTTGTCTTTTGTCGAGTAAGTAGGTCTTTTCAAACGGAACAATCAAGCTAAAGCTTTCATTTTCAACAATATCGGTGACATATCCGACTGCCTCATCCATAATGTCACCTATGCGAGTGGGTCGTTCTCAATATCGGCATTGCTTTCAACAACTGTTGTATCGTTCTCGCTCGGCGTTTCAACATTGCTTGGTGAAGAATTATCTTCTTCGTAGTCGCTGTCGATATAATCAACTGTACCGTCCTCATTAACAACAGCCATATCGCTGTCAAGTGCCTTTTGCATTTCAATGCTCATAATGCCCCACTTACTTATAAGCTGACGAAGCATGGTCTTTCTCGCCATGGCATCAAAGTCTTTTTCCCAAAAGGTATAGCCTGACTTTTTGCGATAACCCTTAGAATATTTAAGAGCAAAAGCCTCCATTTTGTTTCTGCTCCAATACATTGACTTGATAAAGCCGTTATGATAGCGAAACATTGCGTAGTAGCCGATTGTAGGGGTATTTTCCCTCTCTTCCTCGTCAGTTATAAGTGACACCTTGATTTCTTCATCAAGAGGGTTGTAGGACATGAGTTCGCCCTCTTTGATTTCAACTACATTAAGCCTTTCATAATAGCCCGAACGAATGGCAAGCTGAATATAGCCTTTATATCCGAGCTGAAATTGCGCAATTTTACCGTTCTTAGTATCGTAGGGAACAAGATAATATTGACCGAGCTGAGGACTTGGTGAAAGGTTAAGTGTTTCGCCAAGCAAAGCAGCTGTGATAATTGAATTAGCATCACATTCCTGTAATGCAGGGTTAATTGCAACAGCCGAAGAGATTGCCGCAATAAACCTTTCTGCCTTTTTAGGGTTGCCGAGAGTATTGTTGATAAGTGCCTTATATTTATCTTCCTGAATAGCTACGCTAAACTTTTTCTTTGTCTTAACAAGTGAATTTGCCATTATTATTCTCCTTTCGGCACATTGCCGTATTTGATGTTATATTGTGTTGTGAGTGCTTTCATAGCCTTGCGAAATTCCTCGGTAGTGTCATAAAAACGAACATCAATAGTTTTAGTTGCCTGCTGATTAACTGCTTGTTTTGGTGGTTGAGGAAGCTGTTCCTGCACCGTTTCAGCCGTCGAAGCTATTTCTTCCTTTGCCGGCTCACTGTTTTTCATTAGCTTAAGCGCATTTAGCCTTTCTTCAAATTCGTGCTTCTTTTGAAGAGCTGCCGACATATCAAGCGTTTCAATATAGGCATCAAGCATTTGCTCCTCGCATTCAAGTTTCATTGCCTTAATAACCTTGATGTCATTCTCAAACTTAAACACCTTATCTCTTATTTCCTGTTTGATTGTTTCAAGCTTACAGGTCTTGTTTTGCCATTTATTTGGTATAACTTTTTCAAGTTTGAGTACCTCGTAATAGTCAGGAAATTCTTCAACATAAAAGCTTGCAATTTCTTTTAGCTTTTCATCAACCTCTTTCTTTTCAAAGTCCTTAACCTGCGTATCAATGTTATTTACGCCTTTGTCGATAATTTCAACAAGTTCTTTGACTTGTTTTTCAAAGTTTTCAAGCGGTGAGATGTACTCTTTTTTCACCTCAACTTTTTTGTCATTTAAAGCCTTTTTGAGTTTATTAAGCGTTGCCTTGTCACTCTTTGCAGACTTTAAATCATCCTCGGTTACCGCAAGAGTTTCATAAGGCTTGATTTTTTTGGAAAGTTCAGCCTTTAACTCCTCAAAATTGAAAACAATCGCATTTGGTATTGATTGCTTAATGTCAGTAGATAAATTAAATTCCATAATGATTTCCTTTCATATTTCAGGTAATATTAAATTTGGTGATTTTCGAGTTTGAACGCAATTCCAAAACTCTTTTTCTTTATGTAACAGATATTCCATATCTGCCTTAATCTGCTCATTGTCACGCTCAAAATAGTAATCTCTCACAGTATGGCGTAGCTCTGTACCTTTGTAATAACGAATATCAGCTCGTAATATTGCGAAATCGTATCCTGTTGCAAGAAATTGATGTAAAATTTGCGTGTAGTAATAATCAGGTACTTGTCCGTTCCAATGCTCCCATTGGCTTGATTGCTGAATGGTAGTTGTTTTAATTTCAAGTACGCCGTTCTTATTACCTCCGATAATGTGACCGTCTAAGGTTGCAAAAAGCCATGGCTCATTCGGTCTGTTAGCAATCATTCCAAATTCGTCATATTCAACCTTATAACCCGGATAATCAAGCTCAAACAGCCCTCTTACAAGTTCTTCGGCTTTTTTGCCATACATAACTTCGGCTTTTTTGCCTATATCCTCAGGCTCTCGCTGTCCTGTTTTTTCTTGCCACAGTTCAACATTCGTTTTCCAAGGATTTACGCCGATGATACAGCTTGCCTCGCTTGCACCTATTCCCTTTTTGCGTTCTTTGAGCCATTCCTCACGATTTGTAGTTTTTTTCATATGTACCCTCTGCAATGCTTAAACACGCATACCAACCACTTTGTCTATCATCAAATATACAGTTATCAAATTCGCTGTATTCATCAATAAACGGCTCTGTATACTCTTGTTTAGCTTCTTTTTCTTCAAGGTCGGTTGCGAGCAAAAGAAATGCAATGATAATCATAATAAAGCCACAAAGCATTAAAACAGTTGTTATTAACTGAACTAAAATATCAGTATCGTCAACGATAAAGCCAAGCATATATAAAGAACCGCCGACAATACCGAAAACTATTCTTTTATTCTTATTCATTAAAATGCGCTCCTCTCAACATATTGTGGTGGTAATAACAAGCTTGCATTGTATCGCCTTATCATGTCGTCACAGGTATCGGTTTCCTTTTTCTGCGTTAAACAGTGGCTACGCAGTGGGCAATAATTACATCTTTCCATATTCGTCCTCCTCGACAGGCTGAATACCTGTAACTTCAAAAAATTTATTTCTGTTGATATAGAAATTCCATCTGCCATTACTGCAAACAGCACGACCGAATTCTAATCGTCCGTCAATAATGCCCTGTCGAATAAAGCATGGGTTTTTATGCATCAGCTTTGCCGCCTCTGCTATTTTCATTGTTTCTGTGTTTTTGTACTTTGACATACTTAATCACTCCTTGATTTTTATTTTCAAGTGTGATACAATCAATTTGCTAAGGGTGTATCACACCTTGCCGGCTGTGTTTTTATGCAGTCGGCTTTTTTCATTTAACAGATTCGTAATTAAAGCACCAATTAAAATACGGATGCTTAATATCAATGTTGTTTTCATTGCAATGGTTTACCGCTCTGTTAAAATGAATGCAATATTTACAGCATTTAATTTCTTCGTCCATAACGCACCTCGTAACATCTAATCACCTCAAATCCTTGTTGTTGGCTGTTTGTCAACTTTCTAATTAAAAAAATAAGCATCTTTTTCGTTTTCAATGCCTAAAATTTTACTCAAAAGTTGTATTTCACTTCCCTTAAATTCAGTTTTACCATTAATCTTATAATTAAGAGAAGTCGGCGAAATGCCCAGACATTCAGCAATCTTCTTTTTTTCAATGTTTTTTTCAATAATTTTCGCTTTCAACATATTAACATTGACCATCAATATACACCTCCAATCTTTTTGTTGGCTGTCTGTCAACATACTCAATATAGCACATAGTTGACTTCAAGTCAACAGTTTTTTTGAATTTTTTTCAAATTTATTGACATTTAGTCAACATTGTGCTATATTGATGACAAAGGAAGTGATTGAATGTCCGAAACAATGTATGACCGTATAAAAAGATTAAGAATTGAAAAAGAAATGTCACAAGAAGAATTGGCATTAAAATGTGGATATACAAGTCGTTCTACAATTAACAAAATTGAAAAGGGCGAAAGAAATATTACCGGGGACAAAATACAAGCAATAGCGCAAGCTTTAGGTGTTAAGCCATCATATCTTATGGACGGTGATACCTATGATAATACAATAGATATATTTTCTATCAATGGAATAAATCCTATTCCAAAAACATATAAGCGCCCACGCTTAGGCACTATCGCTTGCGGTGAGCCTATTCTTGCTGAGGAAAACATTGAGACATACGACGATATCCCTGATAACATAAAATGTGATTTTACATTAGTATGTAAAGGCGACAGTATGATTAATGCTCGAATCAATGACGGCGATATTGTTTATATCAAGCAACAAAGTCAAGTCGATAATGGTGAAATAGCCGCCGTGTTGATTGACAACGAGGCTACACTCAAAAGGGTTTACATATATGAGGATAAGGTTGTACTTCAGCCTGAAAATACAAAATATCCCCCTTTTGTATATACAAAGGAGGATATGAATAACATTAGAATATTAGGTAAGGCTGTAGGCTTTACAAGTTTATTGAACTAATATAAATCGAGGAGGAAAAATTATGGGTACAAATGATGTTAATTTTAGATATTTAATAGAAGGTGCTTTCACCCATATAAACGGTTTACCTTTAGGCGACGGTGATATTGTAAATGCGTATTGGTGCAATGACCGGATAGTGTTCAAAGCAAACGGCAATGAATACAATTTACCATTCAGTAACCTAATGAATGTATGTATAAAAACTAATGGTGAAATATTAAATCAATATGAAGCAGGAAACGCATCCGAAGCGACTGCTTTTAATGAACTTGGAGCATTGCTAAGCGACAAAGCAAATACTGATAAAACAACACCATATTTAGTTTTTACATATAAAAGTAAAGACGGACAATCTACCAAATATGTAGCACTTGAAATAAATCAATTTAATAATTCTACTGCAAACAAAATAGTTGATTATTTCGCCAATTTACCCCAAAGCATTCCAAAACCAACTCCTCCTATTCAGCCAACTGTAGCACCGACAATAACAGAAACACCACAAACACCTGTTCAGCAACCTGTTAAGCCTAAAAAGAAAAAACACGGTTGCTTAGTTACAATAATAATATTTGTTATTATCTGCGCTGTAATCGGCATAGTAGGCTCAAATGCAGGAAACAGCGAAAGTGCAAAAGCTAAAACTCAAATTGAGGCACTTGTAAATCAACCTTTGTCGGATGCTATGACAAAAGTTGATGAGTTAGGATATACGGCAAAATATTATTATGACAACGGAAAAGACAACAACGATTATACATCTTATGTAGAAGAAACGCTTTCTAACGATAAAAAGCAAATGAAGAAATGGGTTATTACCCGGTACAAAGACATCAATAAAGATGATAAAACCGTGACACTATTCATAAATACGAAAGAAAATGTTTCTTCCCAAAAGCAAGTACAAGAAGAAGTAAGCGCTCTTGAAAACAAATTAGGACACATAGAAGCTTGTCAAGCTGCGGAAGAATACGGAAAAAAGCAATATCCTTACGGCTTTAAATTGCACTATATGTCAGGTATGTACGGATATGCAGTAAGTGGTAAAAATAAAGACACTTGGAAAATAAAATGTACAGCAACAATTACAAATGCTTATAACGCATCACAAGAAGTTGACTGTGAATTTAAAGTAACAGGCACAAATGAATCACCTGAAATCGTTTCATTTGATGTCTATTAAAAACAATTAAATAAAAAAGACCCCTACAACCTCGCCAAAGGTCATAGGGGCGATAGCAAAGTGCGATATACACAAAACTACCTCGCAAATAGTAGTATATCACACTCTGCTTGTTATTTCAAGTAGGGTATTTTTATACCCTTTTTTAAAAAAAAGAAAGGGATACAAAATTGAAAAACGCAAACGGATATGGCAGTATCACCAAACTAAAAGGTAATCGCCGTAAACCATATATGGTTAGAATAACCGTAGGACGAGATGAAAACGGTTTTCCGATAAGAAAGGTATTAGGATACTACTCGTCAAAAGCTAATGCCGTGGCGGCTCTCTCCGACTATAACAGAGAGCCTTATGATATTGCAAGTAGGAAATTAACTTTTTCGGATATATATAATAAATGGATAGAAACAAAAGAATTCGATAAGCTGTCAAAAAGTGCTCAAAAATGTTATAAAGCGGCATACAAAAAATATGAAATCATCCACAATAAAGTGTTCGCCACACTAAAAATATGCGATATGCAAAATTGTATTGATGATAACGAAAGCGGATATACTTCTAACAGAGATATGAAAAACCTCGCAAGCAAATTATATCAATACAGTATGGTACAGGAAATAGTATCGCAGAACAAAGCTAAAATGCTTGATGTAGGTTCTCCAGCAAAGACAAAAGGTGCAAGAATACCGTATTCTGATGAAGAAATCGATATACTTTGGAAACATACAGATGATGACATTGTAAAACTGATTTTGATATACATTTATACCGGCGTAAGATGCAATGAATTACTTTACCTCAAAAAAGAAAATTTACATCTTGATGAGCAGTATTTTGAAGTAGTTAAAAGTAAAACTGATTCAGGTATTAGAATAGTGCCTATTGCTGATGTCATTGTTCCTTTTTTCAAATACTTTTGCGATAAATCACAAAGTCAATGGGTTATAACAGCTGAATACGGTGGCAGACTTGCTGACAGTTGGTACAGAAAGCAACAGCAAAGTGTATTAACTTCATTATCGATGAAACACACTACGCACGAGGCACGGCACACCTGCATTACTCAAATGACAATACATAATGTAAATGAAAGTGTTATAAAAGAGATAGTCGGACACAAATCAGCTCAATCGTTTACAGAAAGAGTTTACACTCATATTTATTTAAAGACAAAAATTGATGCAGTAAACACAATTCATACATAGAATATTTGTTACCAACGTGCTACCAACGTGTTACCAACCGTGACACAGTATGTAGTAGTGAGTAGTACGCAAACATAAGTAAAACCCCACATAGTTAGGTACTATGTAGGGTTTTAATATTTGGTGGAGATGGCGGTAATCGAAACCGCGTCCAAAATCGGCTTACCAAGGGTTCTACGAGTGTAGTTTATCGTTTAAGTTATCCCCTCACGTACCGGCGACAAACAGCCTATACGCTACGGTATCCTCTAATACCTGACGAGAGCCGAGGCGCTCTCCCGTTCATGTTCGCCACTAAGTCGACGCTCTGTCCAAAGCCGTGGCACTCTTTGGGAGAACGCAAGCTGCTAATTACGCAGCGAGAGCTACTGATCTATTGTTGTCAGTTAATTTTAAAGTGTTACTTTTATAGAGGTGCAACTCCTCTACTCGCTGACCAAGGCTCACCAAATCTGTCGAAATCCTTTCATCCCCATATATTATTGTTTCAAATAATGGTTATACGAAGCCTTATAGTAACTGCGGATATAGCCTGCCCTTGCAAGGACGACATAATCTTCGGTTTTTTTATTATAATAAACGGTATCGCCGTTTGCAATAGTTTTATGAATTGATTTTTTATCCAAAATGACCGAGTTAGCCTTTTTGAGATAAGATTCAACGTCACTGCATCCTACGTCATCCTTATGCTTATAAAAATGATTAACCAAATTTTCGGCATCGTAGAAATTGAATTTATACTTATTGCTAAACGATACGTCA